GCCAAGTGAATCGCAGTTATCACCAATTAGATAAATGTCATTTTCTGCACAGAACTTTGAGATCACATCCATATTTGGCGGATTACCAAGAACTGGCGAAACAAATACTGCAACAGTCTTTTCATTTATCCACTTTTGAACTTGATTAAGGTCAAAGTTGAGTGTGTCCATTTCAATATCAACGAACACTGGAACAAGACCATTCTGAACAAGCGGAGCAATTGTTGTTGGAAACCCGACAGGTGATACGATAACTTGATCGCCATCTTTCCAACCCAAGTGCTTCTTGAGAGCAGCAACCATGGTAAGGTTTGCTGATGAACCTGAGTTCACCATGTGGCAATGCCTTACATTAAACTTGCGACCAAATTCCCATTGAAACTTACCAACCTGTTCACCAGAAACAAGCCACTTGCCTGTGAGGAATGCACTTACACCAGCAATCACTTCCTTCTCATCCCAATATGGACCAGAATAGAATACGGTGTCTTTCTCAGGATTAAATTCCTTGCAGTTGTATGCATACTTTGGTGTACCAACAGCGGCAACCAAATCTTCAATCATTTGCTTCACATCACTCATTGTCTCATCCTCAAGATTTGTCCAAGATATTTACCATAATCCGATTTACTATACTTCTCGGCTGCACGACGAACTTCATGTTCCGTGACCCAAGCATTATTATACGCTATTTCTTCGGGGCAAGCAATCATCATGCCTGTTCTTCTTTGTACCGAACCGACAAAAGTTGATGCCTCAGATAGCGACTCAAATGTACCAGTATCAATCCAAGCAATACCACGATTTAGATACTCAATTGTACAATCATGATTCTGCATATAAAGATTGTTGATATCGGTGATTTCTAACTCTCCTCTTGCAGAAGGTTGAATCTGCCATGCATAGTCTACTACTTTATTGTCGTAAAAGTAAAGCCCAGTGACTGCATAATTGCTTGGTGCAACTTTTGGTTTCTCAATAATTTTGATTGGATTGCCACTAGAGTCTTGTTCAATAACACCAAATCTTTCTGGATCAGCGACATGATAAGCAAACAATGTGCTACCCTTATGATTACTTGCAGCACGATTGAAGCGATTGATCAGTTCGTTGCCATAGAAAATATTGTCACCAAGAATCAGAGTCACATCATCCTCGCCGATCCACTTCTCAGCGATACGGAAACACTCTGCAATTCCCTTTGGTTCTAACTGTGTAGCATAGCAAATCTTCAATCCCCACTGTGAACCATCACCAATCAAATTCTCAAATGGTGCACGATCAGCAGGTGAAGTAATGATCATGATGTCGCGAATATTCGCCATCATTAATGTTGAAATTGGATAATAGACCAGTGGCTTATCATAGACAGGAAGTAACTGCTTTGATATTACTCGAGTACATGGATACAGGCGAGTGCCAAGACCACCTGATAAAATAATTCCTTTACGCATTATACCACTCCAATGTTTTACGGAGACCTTCGGTTATATTTGTTTTTGTTTTCCAACCGAGTTCTCGTTCAAGTTTTGATGAATCCATTGCATATCTGAAATCATGACCTTTGCGGTCTGTAACAAAATTAATCCAGTTCTGATACATGTTCACAGGTTTGCCCATGAGATCTAGAATCAATGTAACCATTTCAAGATTACTCATCTCATGACCACCGCCGATATTATAGCGTTCTCCTCGCTTAAAGTTTTCTCCAATTGCAAGCAATGCTTCGCAATGATCTTCAACAAACAACCAATCACGAACATTCTGACCTGTTCCGTAAACAGGAATTGGAGTATTGTTCTTTATGTGACGAATTACAGTTGGGATGAACTTCTCGCGATGTTGTCGCGGACCGTAGTTATTCGAGCAATTCGTAACAACTGCATCTATTCCATGAGTATTCACATAAGCACGAACAAGATGATCACTTGCTGCTTTGGTAGCAGAGTATGGATTGCGAGGATCGTATGGCGTCTTTTCTGTGAACGGTGGATCATCATGAGAGAGTGATCCATAAACTTCATCAGTTGAAACATGAACAAGTTTACTGCCAAACTTGCGAATGCATTTTAGAATGTTGTGAGTGCCTTCAACATTAGTGCTGAGGAAATGATCGTCACCAGCAATAGAGTTGTCAACATGAGACTCAGCAGCAAAATGGTACGTGATTTTTGGGTCATAATCGTAGTATAATTGATCGAGTCGATTGATGTTGCGAATGTCACAGCGCTGGACAATTACACGATAATCTTCGTATAGTCCATTTATGTTCGAGCCATTTGCTGCGTATGAATAGTTGTCAAGAATGACAACAGTATCAGCGGGATATTTTTTTAGGTGGGCGAATACAAAATTAGATCCAATAAATCCCAAACCACCAGTCACAAATACAGTCATAAATCATCCTTTAATCATTTTCATTCCAATTCTATTTCCAACGGGATTAGGAGTGCTAGAAGGGGAATGGAATTTAAAGTTAGCATCAGAAAAGGTTTTAATTATATAGTTTAAATTCCCAGACTTCCATTTCACTGGTCCACTTATTGGTGGTGTATGATCAAGATAAATTTGATTTACAGTTAATGATCTTGCAGCCAGTGTTAAGACCTCAGTTGCGCCATTTGCAGGATCGTTTAACCAACTCATAACTTGACTTGTTATTGGAAAATGCAAAAGCCCCCATTTCTTATATCTTTTGCCTGCTGTACCAGCAAACACAGATCTCATTTTTTTCTCACCTGCATCTCCGCCAAGTTGAAATTCTGCTGCATCGAAAAGTGGTTTAAATTCTTTCATACAAGAATCAAAAGTTCCACAGGCGTCTATTGCAGACATTAAATGTTCAACTGTTGGTATTCCACTCGAATACCCAGTCTTATATTTCTTGTTCTTCATTATGTTAATGAGTGCTGCATAGCCTGGAAGATTTAGAAAATCTGCTGCTACAAGTACACCATCATATATTGATTCATTGTTGATAATCTTTAGAACTTTTTTTGCTGTTTTCTGCTTTCGAGTGAGTGAATCATCTTTCATTTTATCGAGTTTATCTTCTAATGCATTGATAGAAGGTGCGCCACCCTGACCTGCTTTCGCTGAAAATGGTTCATCAACTCCACTCTTTACCAAATAATAGTCAACAAGTCTTTGCGATTCAGAGGTAGGAAACTTTGCAGCAGTATACCCTTTTTTAGAATTTAACATATAAATGGCACCAGTCACTTCACCGAAGTCTGATGTCAAAACGCCGATATCTGCTCCAGTTAATCCAGAAAATTCTGCTTTGAATGTGGGTTTACCTGCTACAGAATTTTGTACCATTTGTTTGCAAGCGTTTTTTGCTGCTGGGGTAAGATCGATCTTATTCAGTTTGCCCAACACAGTTCGAACAATTACTTCTGAACTGACTGGTTTCATTGTATTCAGACCAAATTTCGCTGGCGTCAGCAGTTTCTTTTTAACAGTCATTATTCTTATAAACCTTTTTCAGAAACCTTTGCCAAACTTTTGGATCTTGCTTACGAAAGTGCAGACGATACATAAAGATGGCTTCACACTCTCTCCAGCCAATCTTATGAGCCTTTCGCAATTTATTTATATCTAGTTTCTCAGCCTGAGTTTCATAAGCATGGGCATCTAACTCATCAGGGTTGCCATAATACATTGCCTTCATCTTGTTCTGTTTAGGCTTTGGCTTGTACTCTTTCTGCAAAAGAAAGGGGCGATGTCTTTGTTGGTGTTTATGGCGATACTCATGATGTATTGCGCGAATAATCTTAAGAGCAAGATTCTTTGCGCCTTCTTCGCTTATAATTGCTTTCTTGGAATCTTTAGGAAAGTTCAACTGGATATAGATGTGTTCAGGAACAATATCTGATATTCTATTACAATAATGTCCACCTACAATTACATTGTGGTCGGGGTAGTATAAATCCTCAAATCTTCCAGAGGAAAAACAGACAATGTAAGGTTTGAATGCTTGGTTCAAACCGCGAATGATAGACGGTATGTGTTTTTCTCCGACCCATTTTTCGGCAAGAGCATATACCTTTTTCTCTATTCGTTTTAGTTTCATTACACTTTGAGGTTTTTAAACTTATCAGTGCTACGACCACGATCAAAGACTGGTTTTGATTCGGCTTCCTTCAATACAGCATCTTGGGCTTTTTGCTCAAGATCATACAACTTCATCTTTGCGCGATCAACACCAATCGTGAATCTCTTGTGAAGATTCGGATCATTATATCGATTCTTCAACTGCTTTACTAACAATTGATTCAATTGTTGTAGTTCTTCAGTGCTTACCAATGCAAACATAAAGTCAGCAGTGGCTGGCAAACCAAACATTATTCTCCACCGCAAGCCCACGAAGTTCTTCCGCAATCGCTTTGATATAGGTATAGGAGTTGACATTCGCACCTGCTTTGATTCGCGCTGACGCACAAATATTTAGATAGTCGATGAAGATTATATCAGGGCGAAAGTTCTTCTTCAATGCAAGATCGTTGATCAGTGCACGGAAGTGAGCAGGATTCGCAGACGCAGTTGGATATTCTTTAATGATCAACTTGCCCTTGACTCTTTCTTTCAGTTTACCCATACGCTTCTCATACATGTCCTTCGGCATGTTCATGAGATCATCAAGGGAAACGTTGAGAAGATTCGCGTCAATACGTTCAGCGATCTTCTCTTCAGCCATTTCTAGTGTGATATAAAGAACATTGTAGTTTTGAGTCAGGCAAGAAGCAGCCACATGACACATAAACAGAGACTTGCCGACGCCAGTACCTGCAAGAGCAATATTAAGGGTCTTCTGCGGAAGTCCTCCTTTAGTGATCTTGTTGAAGTATTCAAGATCAAACGGGATTCTTTTTTCGATGCGATGATAGAAATCGTAGCGATCAGCGTAATTATCCAGAAAGTCGTGACCAATATGAGGATCGAAACTAACGCCCAAAGCATCAGACAACAAAGTAGGAATGCTTCCTTTGCCCCTCGCTTGATCTTTTCCATCAAGGATCTGAATTGAATCCATGATTGCATTATAGATTGCCTTTTCTTGGCAAAACTTCTCTGTAGTGTCAAGAAGCCATTCGAGTTTTTGTTCTGACTTGTCAACTGATACTTCCTTCAGCAGTTCAAGAGACTTATTTAACTCAACTTCAGTGAGTTTGGTCGACTCTTTGAGGCTGATCTCCAGTGCTGCTATCGGAGGCAGACTGTTGTATTTCAGAATGAACTGTTTTATTTCTTCGAATACCTTTCTTTCGTGGCTTTCGGTTAGATACTCGCTCTTGAGGAACGGCAGAGATTTCCTCATGAACTTCTCGTTCCGAATCAAATTCGACAAGATCAGTGTTTCTGTTTTCATTCTTTTCCCTTACATCATTTTGAATAGCACCATAAAGTATACTACGCATTACATTTTGAGTAAAGCGTTCAAAACTTCTGGTTTTCACATTACAATTGTTCACATTGGATATGATATCGTAGTCAAACGTCAATTGACCATCATTACCAACTTTTACATTGGCAAACTCAACAATTACACCATCATATTTTTTAAAAAATTTAATTGCAAATGATCCTGGAGGACCATTTAAATCTAAAAAGAAGGTATAATGCTTGTCAAGTTTGATGAACTTTCGAGCATACCAAAACTCAACTGCGGCAATAAGGTCTTGAATCTTATTCATGACCATCGTCAAGAACCTCATTAATCAAATTACCAGCCACTGCTGAACTGAATTGGTAATTTGTGCGCACCCATTCTTTAAATGTCTCATCAGAAAGAATGCTGTCCCAAAACTCTGGCGACTCAGTATCAGCCATGCGCCACTTCTTGCTTTCAACTTCGCCAGTGGCAGTGTTCACTTTTGCATACCAGCCTACATTTGGCTTCGTAACATGACCAGACTCAAGTGCCATGTCAAGAAGACCACTGTACTTAGAAATACCACCATCGAAACGAACAGTGACAGGGATACGGGCTTTTTCACGAACATATCGAGACTTCTCAACATTGATGATAAAGTTATAACCAATCAAATCAGTGCCGTCTTTTTCTTGCTGACGACCAAGAATGTAGATGTTATCAGCAGAGTAGTAAGAACCTGTTCCGCCACCGACAATATCCTTGGGATACAGACCTATTTCCTTATAGGTGTGATTTACTACGACCATAGGAATGTCCTTTAGTGTAAGGTGTGGTGTCACCATACGGAACAGGGATTTAATTTGCTTTGCACGACTCATGTCAGCGACTGACTTACCATCCATCGCATCCTCAACTTCTTTCTTCGAAGCCAAGTTACCGATAGAGTCGATAACAATCATCACGCGCTCGCCGCGCTCAATGTTGCTTAACTGCTGCATGATATCAAACTTCAACTGCTCAACGTCCGTAATCGGAGTATGAACAACGCGATCGGTATCAATACCAAATGAAGTGAAGTAATTTTGTGGAGTTCCAAACTCAGAGTCATAAAACAGCACAACTGAATCAGGATACTTGTCTTGATATGCCTTTGCCATTAGCAAACTAAATGCAGTTTTGAAGTGCTTACTCGGACCAGCCCACATTGTGAGACCAGGAGTAAAACCACCATCAAGATCTCCAGAGAACGCAACGTTCACAACTGGGATGCTGGTTTGAATCATGTCCTTT